ATAATCGATTTTACCTTACTTATTTTGATACCAATAAGGGGGAGCAAATTGTAAAAAAAAAATATAAGGACAAGGCTGAATTAATCGACAATATAATTAAATCTCTCTACGTACCTTATTTGATGGAAAGAAAGGCAACTGACAATGATGGTTGTATTGACGGTGCGTTTCCGTATATGTTCAAGGTAAAAGATAAAGATGGAGAGAATGGCCGAAAAGTATTATTCTTAAACTTACAAAGTCTAGACAAAATAAAGAATATGATTTTTATTAAAAACGAAAAAAATATTTACTCGCGATTACTCGAAGGATTAATGGACACTCATCAGTTTTTCGAGAAAAACGCCGCCAATAATTTATGTAGTTATGTGAATGATTGGAACATGCTTGATATATTATTTTTTAGATTGAGAGAAATAGTATATATAATTCTTGTATATATCTTTCGTCTAGGATTACATATAGATGATTTATTACCAGAACGATTTAAAAAAGATACTTTTATTAGACAACATGTATCCGTATTTAAAAATATATGGAGAGACATCATGTTATATTTGACTGTATAATTAGTGAATAGTTGATACATGTATTTTTTTTGAATAATATTTTATTATTCAAAAATAGTCAATATAAAAAAGAATCAAAAGAATCAAAAGAATCAAAAGAATCAAAAGAATCAAAAGAATCCAAATACCCCTTTTCTTTTCGTTTTCGTTTTATTGCGTTTATTCTTCTTGTTGTGTTTTTTTGTACCATGGTTGGAATTTTTGTTTCCTTTTTTTATCTTATCTTCTTTCTTTTCCTTTGCCATTTTTTCTTCAAATGGAACATATCGTAAAAACCACGAATCAAATTCCTTTGTTCCTCTCTTTCCCTTTAATTCTTTATACATCTCTGCCTTGGTGTTTCTCATTTCTTCCAATGTATCTTGTTTTCCGTAACAATTAATACTAAATCGTTTTAAGAGCCCTTTTTGTTGCAGTCTGTTTTTCTGTTGTACGTCAAATAAATATTGCGCCATACACAAAATACGGTTTTCATCATAGTACTCGCGTTCGCTATAGAAAAAAGCAAAATAGAAACTCAACATGGTATCGATCGTTGCTACACGCACGGTTTTATTCCCTTTTTTAATAGTATTGTAACTATGACACGCAAGTGGTTTGTAAATAAAAGCCACTGTTTCTTCAATCTTATTAATTTTCACTTTTATTTCATAATGAGGAGCAATTAATTCTCCTATACCATTGTGTTTTATCACTTGAATACCTTTGTAATCAAAATCTTCCAATCTCTCTTTTAATATCGCCGCAGCCTGTTCCGGTTCTTCTGCCAAGACGTCAAAATCGGGTGTTTTTTGAAACAGTTTCTTTTGTTTGGCAGGCATATAGGCAGAATAGAGAAAACTGGCATATCCTCCGAAAAAAATCAGACCTTGGTCGATAAAAGAGTCACGCACTGTATAATACAATTGCTCCTCTTCTTTTGCATCGATACGTTCAAACTCACGCTGAAACAATTTGGGATCACAATGCTTACCACGTAAGGGGTAATTCTTGTTTAATAAGATGAGTCGCTTTAGCACCTTTTCCCAACGACTAATATCACCAGCAGGACGAGACAATTCTAAATACATGTTCATGCGAAGAAAATTAGGAGGGCAATATAATATACCATATACACGAATCGCTTCTTTTTGAACACGTTTAAATAGCGATTTTTCTAAATAGGTAATGTCGGCTACAGGAATAAAATTGACATATACCTTATATGTGCCGTGATGAACGCCTGCTTTGGCTTCTACTTCTTGAAATCCAGCATCATAATAGATATCTGCTAATTCGACAGCATCGTCAAGAGCATCAGGGCTATAAAAATCGTAATCAGGAATTTCAATGTCCTTATCGTAAAACTGATCATCTAGTGGAAGAATATTATTAATGGCTGTTCCACCATAACAAACCAATCGTTTCTTTTTTAGAAAATCCTCCAATATAGAAATTATTTTTTTAACATCTGGATCACTTACAGTTTTCTTACCTTTACGCTTTTCCGCAATATCAATTGCATTTCTCAATATAGCAACTTCCTTTTCTTCCAATGTTAGTTTATTATTACACGAAGACATTGATTATTATTATATATATATAATAATGACATAAAATTATTATATATTTCGACTTTTGTTATTTTCTTTCCTGGCGGTGTATTGTTACTATGGTTACACTATGGTTACACTATGGTTATCCTAATATTATTATTATTATTATTATTTGATTCCAACTATAATTACACGCTAAATGAATAGTAATCTGTAGATACATCACGAGTCGTAAAAGAATTCTCTGGTTTTTGAGGTGTAGCGTCAGGTATAGTGACAGGAACGAAACGTAAATTTTCAGGCTTTAGAACAAACGCATGACCAACCTTGTCGAAATATAGAGTATAATACTCCATATTATCATCAAAATTTTGAAAATTCATACCAACCCATTGACAGCCATAATTAAAATTCAATACTGGAGAGATGTTATTATTATATACACTTAAATCAGGCATGGCTAGAGTCATGTTCTTTTTATTAAATTCAATTAATTCGTCAGAGTTTGGTGTATTGACAATATCATAATTGCGCAAAGCTCGCAAAAAGATGGAACTCGATGCAATATTCACGTATTCTTTTAGGGGCGTATTCTCAAATAATGGGTTCGCTCGATCTACTGAGATAATAATTTTACCAAGGAATAGTTTTAAGCTTTGACTACCTAAATTTTTACCAGCATATTCATAACTATACTCTTTATCTAGCAATCTAGATTGAATGGTTGTATAAATAGTATCCGCCATTTTTTTATACATTTTATCGTTGTTACTAGATATTCTGAAATGCAATATTAACGGGTCATTTGGATTAGGGCAAGAACCACCACTAAATGCGTAATTGTTGATAAGCTGTAGTGCTTCACCTAAAGGAATCTGATTGTATGTTTGTTTTACAGTATAATTATCGACCGATGAAGCGGCTATTACTGGTTCATCATTCATAGAATAAATATCGAAATCCAAAACACGTGCGCCTTGAGCAATACACGTCTTTAGAGCATCCGTACTTACATAATCGTTCTTAAATTCTCCTCCACAACAGCAATTATAAGCGGTTTTAATATAATAATCTCTCAGATTATAGTCATATGTGGCATCATTTGGATTGATGGATGATATTTTTGGAAAGGAAGGGTATATTTTACTGAGTGCTACACTGTTGTTCTTATTTAATTGCATTTTATCATAAGTATAGGCTATTAAAGAAATGATTAAAATTACAATAATGAAATAAGCCATATATTTTACCATAACGGCTTTGTCTTGTTCTTTAAACATTTTTGAAAACATTTGATGTACATTTTTTAGTCTTTCCATACTTATAATAGTAGATGAAAAAATATTTTAACAATGAATGATTATATATTATTATATATTATTGCTAGATTCTATCACTTTTTATTAAGTATTTTTATAAAAAGTTAAACAATAATTATTGTATAATATTATATATAAGTACCTATGCCTGGAGGTTTATTAAATATAGTAGCGTATGGAAATCAAAATGTTTATTTAAATGGAAATCCGTCAAAAACGTTTTTCAAAACAACATATAAAAAATACACCAATTTCGGTCTTCAAAAATTTCGACTAGATTTTGATGGCCAGCGTTCGCTCAGATTGACTGAATCATCTAAATTTACGTTTAGAATGAAGCGATATGCCGAATTATTATTAGATACTTATTTAGTCGTTCAGTTACCTACTATATGGAGTCCTATTTATCCGCCACAAGACTGTAGTGGAAATTGGGCGCCTTATGAATTCAAATGGATTGATAATTTGGGAACACAAATGATTGAAGAAGTAGAAATAGCAGTTGGCGGACAGACACTAAATCGTTACTCGGGAGCATACTTACTCGCGATGGTTCAACGTGATTTTACAACTGTAAAAAAAGCACTATACGACAAAATGACTGGTAATGTAGCCGAATTAAATGACCCTGGAAATGTCGGTCCTCGTGTAAATGCTTATCCAAACACCTATTATACCGATCACACAGCTGGTCCGGAACCCTCTATAAGAGCAAGAAAGTTGTATATTCCGATTAATTTTTGGTTTACTTTAGCGGCGAAAATGGCCTTTCCTTTAGTAGCACTCCAATACAATGAATTGGAAATCAATATTACACTCAGACCTATACAAGAATTAATTGTGATTCGTGATGTAGCAGACCAACAGCACCATTATCCCTACATTCAACCCAATTTTAATGAGCCATTACAGCAGTTTTATCGGTTTTTACAACCACCTCCCGATATTTCATTAGATACAACTTCTTATCAAGATAAACGAACAAATTGGAATGCGGATGTTCATTTAGTATCTACTTATGGATTTTTGTCCGAGGAAGAGTCGAAAGTATTTGCAGCGAGAGAACAAAAATACCTATTTAAGTCGATTTATGATTGGAAGTTTTTCAATGTTACCGGTAGTCAGCGAGTTAAAATGGAAAATACATTGGGTATGGTTTCATCGTGGATGATGACATTTCAGAGAAGTGATATTAATTTAAGAAATGAATGGAGCAATTATACAAATTGGCCCTATAATTATCTGCCCCATGAAGTCGATTTTGCGGATCCGTCTGGAAGTTGGATTTTGGATTGTAATGCTGTTACACAGGCAGGTATTGGTCCAGGATATAATCCGGATGACGGAAAACATACTGGATATTTTACTACGGGCGATTTTAATCCGCAAAATCAAAAAGATATTTTACTGCAAATGGGTATTTTATTAGACGGTAAATATCGCGAAAATGTATTGGATGCCGGTATATATAATTACGTTGAAAAATACGTAAGAACCTCAGGCAATGCGCCAGATGGCCTCTACAATTATAGTTTTGCGATTCATAACGATCCATTTGACTTTCAACCATCTGGTGCTATGAATATGAGTAAATTTCGCGATATTCAATTGGAATTTACTACCTATAGCCCACCACTAGACGAAGAAGCCCAGTTTTACACCATTTGCGATCCTTCAACAAATGAAATTATTGGCGTGAATAAGCCAAATTGGCGATTATATGATTACAATTACAATATGACTGTATTTGAAGAGAGATACAATGTGATAACATTTGTTGGTGGAAACTGTGGTCTAATGTATGCTCGCTAAATGCTCAAGCATTTTCATTTTTGTATAAATGTTTTACTAACATTACATATAAAAATAAATAATTTATAAAATTATTTATTTTTATATAGTTTCTACATTCTTTATCGTAACATAGAGTTTCCAGTTCCGCTAATGCCTGATTTGCTAGGCTCTCCATATTCAGTTTCACGCTTATTGAATGTGTCACTAAGTATTTCAGGTGTTTTAGTATTTGATAATGGACAATTTAATCCTTTGTATGGATCGGCAGTCCAGGCGGTGTTGGCTGAATAAACACCGCAATCGGAAAACATTCCTGTAGCTGATTTGCGGCATTTGTAATCTACCGTGAATTTATGATCGTTTGGGTATTCAAATTCAGTAGTTGGTAAATCGTATTTTTCTTGTTCTGCTTCAGGAAAGTCACCCATTGTATCGGTTGTTTCTCGGTCAAACGCCTCAGGATTACTCGGCTTTAAATGACTAATCATTTCTTCAGTATATCCATTACTTACAGTCAATATTTGCTTATCTTTAATATAATTAGAATCAGCTGTACCAATTTTATAAGAGCCAGGAGGTTGTATTATGTTTTGCACTTGCTGAGGAGTAAATGCTTCTTGAGAGAAAAAGATGCTTTTTTGAAAAATATATTGTTGATAAATAAAATACAGAAATATTAAAATAGCAATACAAATAAACACTTGTTCTGTCATATACTGTAATATGAGATTAAATCTTCAAGGGTGTAAATACTTGACGTTAGTTGATTTTTCTAAATATTCATATGCTTTATTTATTTCTTACGTTTTCGTATTGTCTTCGATTTTGACTTTATCTTGGAGTTTGCTTTCGTTTTTGTCTTCGACTTTGACTTTGACGTTGTTATTGTATGCTTTGACTTAGGCTCAGACCTAGATTCAGATCTAGACCTGGATTTTTTTGATTTCCTGCTAATTAATTTATCTACATATCTAGATTTGCAATGTTCATACAAACCTTTGTCGGTAATATATTTTTCAATTCCAGGAGTTGTAAAATTCTGAATATTTTTCAAAGAAGAGTAATATACATCTAGTTCTTCTCTTACACGATTTCCTGCAGCGGCTCTGTAAGCCTCTGGTACAAGATGTTTTGGTAAAAACGTAATTCTCTCCATTATCAGTTTTTTCACTCCTTCGAATATAGATTCTTCTTTATTAGATGAAATATATTCTTCAACCATTGATTTAGTAATCTTGTTGGATTTGAAATAGTGAGAGACTTCTTTGGGATAATCACCATCGGCATCTTTCAATAAGTCGCGCAACTGAATACTTTTATAAACATAATTGTCGGCTTGATTGACTCCAATTAATTCAGCGGAATAAATATCGTAACATATTGATTTCACCATGAAAAGCAATTTCAACGAATCGTGTCGGCCCCCTTTTACAATTTGTATCATGTTTTCAATACTATTTGCTAAATATACATTT